CGAGAAGATTGAGTCCTACTGGTTGACCTCTGGACACGTGAATTTTACGGACCAGAGTATTAATCAGAAGCTCGCTTTGACGTCTTCGAGCACGGGTCAAATGGCGACCATTGACCTTTCTGATGCGTCTGACCGTGTCCTACACGGTCTAGCGCTAAGTATGTTTGACGGCAACACGGACCTCCGCGATGCCGTCGATGCATGTCGCTCGAGAACGGCGCTCTTGCCAGATGGCCGAGTCATCGGTCCGCTGTCTAAGTTTGCGTCGATGGGTTCCGCTCTCTGCTTCCCAGTTGAGTCGATGTACTTCTACACGATCTGTGTAGCGGCTTTGCTGACGAAGTACGATCTTCCTGTGACGCCGAGAAACGTTTTTAGTGTTTCTCGTAACGTCTACGTGTATGGGGACGACATCGTAGTTCCCAGTCACGATGCAGATACTGTTCTCGATCACCTACAAAAGTACCACTGTAAGGTGAATGCGTCGAAGACTTTCTATACTGGGAAGTTTAGAGAGTCTTGTGGCGTAGATGCGTATGATGGTGAACTAGTTACACCAGTTTACCTTAGACATCCGCGTCCTGAGAACAGGCGGGAAGCGCAACAGCTCATCTCCTGGGTCTCCACAGCCAATCTCTTTTACAAGAAGGGATACTGGAGGACGGCCACACTCATGTTCAACGAATGTGAGAAGCACTTAGGGCCTCTGCCCTATGTGTCAGAAGAGAGCTCAGCGCTTGGTCGTGTATCTTTATTGGGTTACCGGACCGCCGAGAGGTGGAACCCGGAATTTCAGGCTTTTCAAGTAAGAGCCTGGGTGCCCAGTACAGTCTATAGCAGTGACCATATAGGCGGGTACGCGGCGCTTCAGAAGTGCCTATTGACACTTGAAGGGCGATCGTCCTTTGAGACCGAAGGCACTTCTGCGTTCCTCGATCACACTCCATGGTTTGCACCTGTGGAGGTTGCCGAGGATCACCTTGAGCAATCCGCACGGCGCGGCGCCGTTTCACTAA